GAATAGTTCTCACTTCGATCAAGTCTACCTTTAATGACTGCTTGTTGTGTTGGATTTCGAATAAGATGTGGTGCTAATGCAGAAACAGCAACAGATGTATAAGCATCTTCAGCATCAGTAAATAAAAACTCTCTTAGTGCATTACCACTACCTTGTACAAATAATGTTGCACCATCAAAAGGTGCAGGTTTAACAAATCCTGATCCATAAGGTGTTTGTTTTTTTATCTGTGCATTTGATGGGGTAATTGGTTTTGTTGAAGGAGATAATACAAATAACTCTGCACCTGATGTAAACACTTGTAAATCTCTGTTTGATACAAGATGTCTTATCTGCTGTATCTCTCCAACATTAGCTGTAATGTCTAAAGCATCATTATCTTCTGCATCACCTATATCAAAGTTAAAATACTGTCCTGACTTACTTGCCCATATTCCATCAGGCTGTCCTAATGTTCCTGCAAACCATAATCTATTTTGATGAAAAGTTACTGCTGCAGGATAACCATATTTAGTAGAATAACTTTGTTCTGCCCAGTTTGTTGTTGATGGATTTGTTACTTTTATTGTAGGTGTGCCACCACCTATTGCACTTGATGTTGCAGAAGCACCTGCTGTAACTTGATAGGTATTATCATCTAAAACAGTTACTGCTCTTGTACCATTTATATTTGAGTTAGCTATACCACCTACTGCACCTGCATTTGATATTGTTATATTTCCACCACTAAGTCCATGTAATGCTTGTGTAATTGTAATTACATTTGAGCCTTCATCTGTTGCAATAGAATCAACTGGTAATTTAGTTTCAACATCTTTATGAAGTTGTACAAATGCTGTTGCAGTTTTACCTCCAACGACATTTTGCCCAGTATTGCCAACGCTTAATGCTTGTATTGTAAGTCTTGATCCAAGCATTTCTATATTTGTACCAATAGCATTTCCAGAGTTAGTAAATTGAGATTGATCTACAACTTGTCCTGAATTTGAGCCACTAAATGTAACTGTATCACCATCAACACTTGCTCTAAATAAAATACCACTATTATTAGTAGGCGCACCTACTGCTTGAAAATCAGCAGCAGTTGAAGTCTGTGCATGAAGTACATAATAAATTTTACCTTGTTCTACTTGATTAAGTGTCAATACTGGTGAAGTTGAATATGATGCGTGAAAGTAAGGAAATAAAGCACCATCTTGATCTTTTACTGTTAAAGTTTTATTTAATCCTGCTTGGTTTCCTGCTAACTCTAACTTTACACCTTGAGGTTGAAAAGAAAAATATGGTTGAAAAATTCTTTCTCCATTAAAAGACGTATCAAAATTAAATGTAGAAATAGAAAAAGCATATAGTCCAGTTCGTGTTAACATTCGAATCATATGTGTTGGGTGTGCAATAAACATAACATCACCTTGTTGTGCCACTGTCATTTCTTCTATATAAGGTGCAGTTGGTGTAGCCTTTAACCATGTTTGTCCAGTAATTTGCATAGTGTTTGCAGTTGACAAACTATCAGATTGTCCACTTAAACCCATTTGTAAAAATACATCTATTCTTTCATTACTAAAACATACAATGTATTTTTCATCATCTGAAAATTCAAAAGGCTCTAATCTTTTTTGTAATCGAGTATAACTAAAACCTCGGTTAATAACTCCATCAATATTAATCCCACTTGATACTTTTGTTGTTTTAACATCAAGAAACTGACCACCTGCTTCATCTCTTTCAACATCTACATAAGCAGCATTTCCACTATTAACTGTAGCAGTTACACCACTAATACCATTAAGAACAGCTTGTATTCTTGAAGCAGTTGTTTCATTTCTTTGTTGTGCTGTGCCACCACTGATGATAGGTCTGAAGAAATATATATTACCTACATTAGAACTTGGTGCTGTGGTATTACCATAAGCATCACCAGTTTCACCTTGAAGTCTTATTGTTGTTCCATCATTCAGTTGAAATTGTACATAGTTACCTACAAGATTTAATGAGTTATTAACTCGTAACGTCATCTTTGCTTTTGTAAAACTATTACTACCAAAAGAATAATGCCTTCGTGTACCTGCTCTTTTTTTAAGTCCACCTTCTGCTCTTATCCAAAAGTTTCTAACCTGCTCACCTGCATTATTATAAACTTGGGTATCTGTTCTTGATGTCAAAGAGCCACTAATTTCCCCAAACTGAAAATTATTTAAAGGTACTTTCAAAGATGGCACTAAGACCTCCTATCAGTTATGAATCTTGATGTTGCTAGTTTTCTAGTTGTTTGTTGTTGTGCATCTAAGTTTCTTGCTTTTGCCATAAGCAATGTACTTTGTTCATTCATTAGCTTTGCCAAAGTTGCACTTCTAGCAATAGCTGTAGCAAAAATAGTTGCTAAAGAATATTCAAGTGCCAAAGAAAAATAAGAAGGAAACTCGCTTTCAACTTGTCTAAATGTAAAATCTGCAACAACTGTATCGGCTGTTGCTACATTACTAAATACTTTATCACCATACACAGTATAGTTTACAAGATTGTCATTAACAGTTACTGCGTGAAGAACCAATACATTTGCAGGAAGTTGATGTGCCTTGTCAAAACGACCAGTAGGATCAGAACCCACTGCTGCTAATACAGCTTGTTCTGATGCAAACCTCCATCTTGCACTTGATAATGTTGCTCTAACTGTATCTTCATACATATTAGTAGCAACCAATGACTCTGTACTTGATGAACCAAAAGCAGTAATAGGCTCTGCACCAATAAGAACCAATGCTCTTGATGCTATATCTATTGCTGAATTTGCTGCTGTACTTGTCATGTAAGATAAGGGGGATTGCTCCCCCTACTCCTTAATCGCCATCAGTTTCAGCAACAGCAGTACCATCTGACACATCTACAGTTGTACCATTGTTTGATAAAACAGTGACAAAGTTTGTTGTTGGAGTGTTAGTGTCGTGAACCACAATTAGATCACGAACTGCTAACATATTTACAGCTTCACCAGTAAAATAACCTGCTGAGTTCACAGTAGCTATTGTATCTGTTGTTGTATATCTCCACATACTTCCATTAGAATCTCCACCAATTCTAGTAAGACCACTTGCACTATAAGCCATTATCAATCTCCCTTATGAATTGTTATCTAAGACTTCATAGATACCATTGTCATCAATGACAGTAGCACCCATAGACATCATAGAAGTTGCTAAATGTGAAACCTTTTCAGGTACATAGTTCAACTCAGTAGTCACATCTGCACCGATACCTAAGCCTATGGCTGAAGTATGATACGCAATGTTCTTACCTGCTGTAATAGCTGAAGTTGAAAATATCTTAAAACCTAAAAACTCTTTCATACTCATGCCACCTGCAAATGGTAGATTCTGCTCACCAACAAAGTCTGATGATGCAAACTCTGTAATCAGAAATAAATCAGCATAACCCTTTGGGTGCATAGCTAAATATCTCTGACCATCTTCAGGTATATTTGCAGTACTCATAGTTTCAAACAATGTAAGCAAATCAGCTTTTCCTAATGCTGAATTAGTATCGTGAATCTGAGTTGAGTTTGCACCTGCGTCCATAGCAGTATACAAAATCTCATCAGTCTTACGACCTAAAGCAGCAGCAGCACTTGTTGCCACAGCTTGTCTTTCATCTATGTTAGTTTTAAGTTCGTCTAGTTTGTCAATGTATTCTGCTGCATAAAAGTCACTGAGCGTTACATCAACTGTGGTATGTGCTAATTCCATTGGAGTTACCATACCATTTCTTGATTTAGTAGAAGCCGAACCAGTACCAATCTTTTGGAAACGTACTGTTGATCCATTCACGTTACTAACTGTACGGACAGTATTTCTTAATTTACTACCCATTCTTTGATAAGCAAGGTGAACTTCTGTTTCGAACTGTCTAATAAAGGCTGTATCTATTGAGTTAGCCATTATAGTTCTCCTTATTTTAAGTTACATTACTATTTTCCAGTTATCCGTCTTTCGCTTCATCTAGTTATCCAAATGGGCTATCAGCTAGTAACAGGGCTGTTCTTTATTATTTAACAAAATTTTATCACCTTTGCAACGTACAAATCGCAAAACTGCAAATCCATTAACTTGTAATGGGTCATTAAGTATCTCAAACCCAAGAAAATCAAGCCATTGTAGTGTTTTCATATGATCAGCAGGAACAACATTTTCTAGTTGATAATACTGATTTTGGAAGTAATCCACTACTTTACGACTCCATTTTATAAATTTTCTACTGTGATTTTCTAGTTCATATGATCCAAGAAGCCATATACGACCAACTAAATGTTCTGCAATCGGAGCAACTCCGAACATAATAGAAGGCTTATCATCTATCATAACAGTATAAGTTTCAGCTTGTTTTTCTCTTATACCACTCATCAATGCACGAAAAGGTGTTGAGCCATGTATAATACATTCTCTTACATCAGAATCTCTAAGGTTATTCTGCAGGTAATGTACATGATCTGTGTTTGCTTTTACAATGGGGTAACCATCATAAATGCCTTCACCCATAAAGTTTTTTAAAACTTTCATTTACTTCTTGTACATAAGCTTTATCTCTTCGAGCAGGATCATAGTATCTAGGATCACGCATCTTTGCTGTAATATCTTCTTGTGATAATTTACTTGGAGAAGATATATCTTGCATTGGATTTGTGCCTGATAATGATTTTTGTATATGCTCTAAAGCTTTAATTCCTTCAGCAGATGTGCCAAGCTGTGACACAGCATCATGTAATTCTTCAGGAAAAAACTTATTCATAAACAACTGCACTGCTTCTACTCTAGCATTAGCATTATCACCTAATGCAGTCTTCACTGCTTCAACATCAGTATCTTGCTCTTGCATATATCCTGCAAACTTATTTACCCAATGTGCAAACTCATCTTGTGAGTAGCCATTTTCCCAAGCAAACTCTGCCCACTCTTTAAGTAATGGGTTTGTTGCAGCTTGTGATTCATCAAGCGACTCAGGTATTTGATACTCACCTGCTGATGCAGGTCTATCAGCAAAAGCTTCTTTTTCTATTTCTTCCTGCAATGCTGATCTTATATCTTCTTCTTTCTTGCCTTTCCAAGATTCAAGTTCACCATAAGACTTTGCCATATCTTCAGCAGTAGCAAACTTTTCAGGTAACCACTCAGGTCTTGCAGGGGTATCTGCCACCGAGTTGGAGGAAGAGTCCACGTTATGCGTAGTTGCGTCTTCGGTGGCAGATTCTGTATTTACTGTTTCTTCATTCATTATCTTTACTCTTTATTGATGTTGCATGATTCATTCTTCTAATTATCAAGGCTACTAAATATCTTTGTCCTTCTAAATGTCTAAGCTCATTATCGGATATATTAGCACCACTAATAACGTCGATTGTAATAGAACGTAGATATTTTAAAACCTCTTGACCACTTGGCGTATTAAACAAAGCAAGTACATCTTGTGATATTTTTTCATCATCTTGCTTCTTTCTTGGATAACCATCTATTCCAAGATTAGGTTGTTTGTCCGTCATTTTGCATCACTCCTTGTTGTTGTTGCATTTGCATCTGTTGTGCCATCTGTACAAGTTGCTGTCTTTCGTCAGCATCTC